GCCAGTTGGTTGTAGTGTCTCTTGTTACTGAGATTGCAGCCATGTGATTAATTAATTTAAATGAATGTTGTCGCATTCCTCTTCGACTTTGGAGAGGAAAAATTCGATGAGTTCCATCTTTGCTTTTAAAGGTAGGTTCTCATCGAGGATCACTTTGTATCTTGTTTCGAGAAAATCAAAACAAGTCATCTTCCAGTTATAAGGACTAGAAGATTCCGGGAATGATCTGACCGGTTGTGGCGTATGCGCCAATAGCAGCAACGAAACCAAGCATTGCAGCCCAGCCGTTAAAGCGTTCCGCTTCATTAGTCATAAAAGGATTGGTGTTAATTGGATAGTTTTCGATAACTCTTGCTGGAGTTTCGATTGGATAAATATTCTGCTTACCGTATTCGGTAGTTCTCATAATAGTTCGGGTTTGGGTAGGAAAAACATATTGGCGAGGACGATGCGATTCGGGTCGCCACTATGTCTAATAATTAAAAGTTAAGATCTGATTGTTCTAATTTTTGTATGACGTCAGCTCTATAGGCTGGGTCAGTGTCGTAGCGTGGGTCTCCCATCGCTGCTACGAGTTCAGCTTGTGATCTATATATATCTCCAGAAGATGAAGGTGCTTTACCTTGAAGCATTCTGCCTTCGTAGCCATTGGCTTCGTTGTATGCAGATTGAAGTCCTTGGAAAGCTATACCAATAGCTGCTGGATTACCAGAGTCAACTACTGAATCAAAAGCATCAATTTGTCTGTCGTTTAGATTGCTTGAAGCCCATTCAACTACTTGGTTGTAGTTAGACTCGCCACCTGCTGAGTTCATAACACTGTTAACTTGTGCGTCAGACAATTCAACAGCTTGCTGTTGCTGTCCTACTAACCCGTTCTCGTGCATTTCTACTTAAGCATTAACTAAATCTTGACTGCTCATTTCGGAGAACCTAGATATTGTTTCCTCACTAAGTTCACCATCATTCGCATAGTATTCATCAGATGCTTCACTAATTAAACTGACCGCAGGAGCATATTCAGATACCTCTTCATCAGTTCCTTCTTCTTCTTCATATCCTTCGTCACTTTCTTCGTAGTCTGTTTCTTCTTGTCCAAGTTTCTTTTGTAATGATAAGTATGCTTGTTCTAAATCTTCAGCATTTTTATATTTACCAGCTAGTAATCCTTCTTGTTCTGATACTAGCTTTTCACCAACTTCCAGAGAGTCTTGTTCTTCAGTAGTTAAAACTTCTGTGTCAGTAGTATTATCACTTGTAAATGTTTCTGCCATTTATTCTGGTTGTTCTTGTGGTGGTTGCATCATGCCTTGCATGTTTTCTGTGTCGGCTAATTTTGAATTAGCAAACTGACCAGCTTGCTGTAATAGAGTCTGGTTCTGTTGAGTTTGCATCATCTCTTCTTTAGCTTCCATGAGTTGCTGTTCAGTCTTAACGAGATTAAGTACGTCAATACCTTGCGCAGCAGCTAAACGTTTGATTGCTTCTAAAGGATTTATATATTGTCCTAATGCTTCAGGTCCAATTGTTTGTGCAATAGTTCCCATAAACATTGTTAAAGCTTCTCTGTCTTGACCACGACCTAAAGCATTAACACCAGCCACAATGGATGGTCTAATAATATCTTTAGGTAACTTAGGTAGCTCATTAGTTCTTTGTAAAACTAATAGTGTTCTATCTAAGTAAGGTATGAGGAAAGATACAGTTAACAAACTGAAGATTCCACCGAGCTGTTGCTCAAGTTCTAACTGTGTAAGTCTGACTTCTTCTGCTGTTACTCTTTCTGCATTCCTAACGTTCATAACTAGGAAAGCTTCAGCTAATCTTCTTTCTATTGTTTGAGCCATATTAGCGGCTGTTGAAAAATCAGCAGTCTTTCCGACCTGAACAACTTGTACGTCTTCAGCTCTGCCTTGAACTATGGCTCCGTTTCCAGCCTTTGCAATAGTAGCTGGCTTTGTAGTTGAGGATGGGCTGACCAGAAAGATAACTTTACTGGCGGCTGCCGCGCCCTCGACTAGGGCTTGTGATAATCCTTCAAGAGATTTGAGATCCCCAAGGAACTCTTCTACTCTGCCACGTCCGTACTGTTCTCCGTCTACCGAATTGAAAGTTAGGACTAACCATGGACTTGCATTCTTAGGAGCTGTACTTCTTGTGTTTGGAATTATCTTATCTAATACTTCTTGGTGCCATTGCCATCTGCCGTTTAATAGTTTCACGTACGTATAAACTTCGACATCATCTGTATGGCTACCATTAGTGTCGTCTACACCTGTATTAGGTTCTGGCTTTGGTACTTCATACCCAAGCACATCACGACTTATCAATTCCTTTGTAACTATTTCTAGGACGTTACCGTTTCCATCTCTATTAACGACATACCTTGTAAGCGGATAGTTTTTAATACCATCTTTACCCATAAACAACAGAGCATTACCACCAACAATTAAATGTTTAAGTGCTTGGTGTATAACAACTCTGTCATTAGATGCAGCGATATAGTCCATGACCATTCGTTCCATCTTGGATAACGACAGCTCCATCTCTGACTTAGCTTCTGGAGGTAAATCTTCACCTAACTTATCCTCTCTTACTTGTAGTTTGAAGAAGGATCCTTGTGGAGGTAGGATTGCAAGCATAAGTTTTGCTGCAAGCCCTACTACCATTTTGGATCCAACTGATTGCCACGGAATATTGAGAGTTTCGTGCGTTGGTCTTGAAGATGTATCGTCTTGAATTAAATAAGGTAACGTGAGTTTTGAACAATCAACGGCTTTGTCTAGGAATTGTCTTCGATCTGTTACCAGTTGATTGTATCTCTCACGAGCTAACATTAGTTAAGCCCTCCGCCTTTACTGGCGTTAGTTCCTGTATTTATATTAGGATTTAATTTTATCCTTAATCCACCTGTACCTTCTCTGTACTGGTTCTTTGCTTTTTTACCACGATCTTGCTTAGCCCTTCTTACCTGTGGGTTCACGTCCTTAACTATTGGATCAGGAGGTGGCGCAGTTGGTGCTGGTGGTAATGGAGGTGGTGGAGCTGGTGGTAATGGGGGTGGGGTTGGGGGTGATCCGCCTGAACACATTAGATTTCGTCCTCTTCTATTGATTTGATGTACTCAATTACGCTGGCTTGTCCAGCTCTATACATAATTGATTCGATTGGTTCTTTTGGGTGAATAGGCTTCCACCCGAAGTTGTCTTCTAACTTCTTTAATAACTCATCAAGTCTGTCGTTGTGCAGCTTAAGAGTATTGAGGGAGATTGACATTCGAGTGTTCAAAGAAAGCAGGCATTCTAGCTGCCTTGGTCTGGGAAAATTCTGGTGCTTTGCCTTCGTACATAAGTCTGTCGCTGGCATCGAGCCAAAATTTTTTGTCTAAATATCTATCGGAACTTTGCTTAAGAGGTTCCATTACCCAGTTGATAGTTGCCTTCCTAAGAAGGTCAAGAGATCTACTAGGTGTAAGTCCTAGCTCTGCACAGACTAAAGAATTAGCTGCCACATGGACTTGCTCATCCCTTGATATGTCTGCACTTACGGTCCTTAGACCGGCATCTCCACAGAACCTGAAGAACGGTAGTAATACAAAAAAGATTGCTCTCTCTGCTACTAACGCCTTACAAATTGTGTGGTCTGGATGCGCTTCCCACGCTGCACGTAAGCGCAATGCTTCGGCTTCGGCTTTTTCATTAACGCCTAATGCGTTGGTGATGTATCCAAGAGCAAGATCATGTTTGATTTCGTCTTGAACGTTCGACTCTAGAAGTGCTCTAGCAGTGTCGGGAACTTCTTTATCAAGTGCGTCTGTAATAAACTCGCCAACTGGTAACTCCATATGGCGTATTGCAAGGGCACGGTAGATGGTTTCTTCTGCACCTTCTTTTAGTTTTCCTTTAGATGTTTGAACGGGTGTCCAAGTTCTTTTTCTGGACAGTAATTTTAAATAGGGATTCATTGCTCGCAGTCACATTCAATTTTCATAGCTGGATCCGGCACAAAGTCTGGATCAGGTTCTTTACTAAATAAACTTCCTAAGTAATTTTGAACTTCAGTATCTCCTAATGCTGCGTAAACATCAGTCTTATCTTGAGTATCAGGTTTCACTTGAAGTGCGTAGTAAAGTGAAGTCTGTGGTGATTTTAACCACTCTTCTATAAATGCTTCATCGTAAGTCACCATATCGCTCCAAGAGTTGAAGCTATAGCCATGTAGCAATCCTGTTCTATCGAGCATGATCATTATTTGATC